AGCGTGGACAGATCAAACCAGTTGTGAACAATGGTCCTCGACCAGCCAAGCCTAGTGCAGCAGGTCGTGTCTCTCCAACAAGTGAAGCTACACGCGCAAAACAGCGTCTTGCAAAAACTGGTCGCGTTGATGACGCGGCTTCCGCAATTGCACTTCTTTTGAAATGAGGCACTTAAATGGCTATCGTAACTAACACCTTTACCACCTTTGATGCCAAAGGCATCCGTGAAGACCTGTCAAATGTCATCACAAACATCGCTCCCGAAGAAACTCCTTACATGAGCAACATCGGTCGCGAGTCAGTTAGCAACTCTTTGTACGAGTGGCAAACCGACACATTGGCTGCTGCCGCTGCTAATAAGCAGTTGGAAGGTGATGATGTGACATCGTTTGACGCTGTGACTGCTACTGTGCGTTTGCAAAACTACGCTCAGATCAGCCGCAAGACCATCGTGTTGTCTGCTACTGAAGAGACTGTCAACAAAGCTGGTCGTCGTAGCGAATTGGCTTATCAGATCGCCAAGCGCGGTGCTGAGTTGAAGCGCGACCAAGAATTCACCATGTTGAACGGTGCTGTCGCTGCTGCTGGCAACACCACTACCGCTCGTGGTACTGCTTCGTTGCAAGCCTTCATCAAGACCAACTACGATATGCAGACCAACGGTGCTAACCCATCGTACACAACTCTGCCTAACAGCGCCCGTACTGACGGTAATGTGCGTACCTTCACCGAAACCATCTTGAAGAATGTGATTCAACAAGTGTGGACCGCTGGCGGTACTCCCAAAATCTTGATGACAGGTCCTGTCAACAAGATGCGCGTGTCTGGCTTCTCTGGCATCGCTTCTTCACGCTTCAACATTGAGGGTGGCGCTCGTCCTGCAACCATCATTGGCGCTGCTGACATCTATGTGTCAGACTTCGGCAATGTGCAGGTCGTACCTAACCGCTTCCAGCGTGAGCGTGACGCTTTCGTGATCGACCCAGAATACGCAAAGTTGACTACTTTGCGTCCTTACCAACAAATCGAGTTGGCTAAGACTGGTGACGCTGAGAAGCGTATGTTGATCGTTGAGTGGGGTCACAAAGTGTTGGCTGAAAATGCCCACGGCATTGCTGCTGACTTGGTTACTTCCTAATCAAAGCAAGGATAGGGGAGAGAGAAATCTCTCCCCTTTTTTACATGACTGAAAAGAAACTATTTGATAAAGATGATGCTTTAGGCATCACAAGAATTTGGCACTACGATGCCGACACAGATAAAGCGACCATTGAGACTCGTCAAGATGTCTCAAAGATCATTGAAGAGAACAAACAAGAGTACGCCCAGATTGACGAGAACGCTCGATGGGGTGAATGGACTCGCGTTGCTAGCATTCCAATGTCTATCTACTTCAAGCTGAAGGCAGAAGGCAAACTGGACGATGAAGCCTATATGAAAAAATGGCTCAACGACCCCGACAACAAGTATTTCAGAACAAGATCGGGTGAAGTATGAGTCCAGAAAACATCAACTACATTGCGGTCTGTACGCCAGCGCGTGACATGGTTCACGCTAACTACACCTTTTGTTTGGTCAACATGGTCGCGTATCACACGATCAACACGATGGACGCTGTTGCCTTGAAGATCAATCAGGGAACATTGATTCAGAACCAGCGTGCTGACTTGTGCCTTGAGGCCATGCGCGAGAACTGCACCCATGTGCTGTTTGTCGATTCTGATATGACATTCCCGCAGGACATGATTGGTCGTTTGTTGGCTCACAACGAGGACATCGTGGCAACCAACTGTGCGCGTAGGCGTATGCCAACAGGTCCAACCGCTAGGGGTATGGACTCAGAGCTTGTCTACTCGATGCCTGAGTCAACTGGCTTGGAAGAAGTGCAGTCTATTGGCATGGGTGTCATGCTGATCTCACGCAAGGTGTTTGAGTCTTTGAGCGAACCGTGGTTTGAGACACCTTGGCGCACCGATAAGCGTGGCTATATTGGTGAGGATGTTTTCTTCTGTCGCAAAGCGCGTGCCGCTGGCTTTAAAATCTACATAGACCATGACCTCTCAAAAGAGATCGGTCATATTGGCACTTTTGAATTCAAGCACGACCACACTTGGGTGATGCGTGACTTGGAGAAAGCTAAAGAGGCAAGTTGATGGCACTCAGCACATATTCGGAATTAAAGACATCGGTGGCAGATTGGCTGAATCGGTCAGACCTGACATCTGCCATTCCTGACTTTATTTCGTTGGCTGAAGCGCAGGTCGAGCGACGACTGCGTACCCGTCAGATGATCTTGAGGGCTACTGCCACCATTGATTCTGAATATAGTGCTGTTCCTGCTGACTTCCTTGAGGCTCGTTCTCTGAAGTTGCAGACAAATCCTGTAACTCCAGTTGGCTTTGAGACGATTGATTCGTTAGACCAACTTAGCACGCAATACACCTCTGCTGGCAAGCCTCAGTTCTTTTCGATTGTTGGCGGTCAGATCAGAACTGTGCCGATTGCTGATTCTTCTTACACGGCAGAACTGGTTTACTACGCGAAGCTGAGTAAGTTGTCTAACAGCAACACGACCAACTGGCTTTTGACTGCTGCCCCAGACATCTATCTTTATGGTGCTTTGATGCAAGCTGCTCCATATCTCAAGGATGATGCGAGAATTGCTACATGGTCGCAAATGTATTTGATTGCATTGCAAGACCTACAAACTGCTGATGATCGTGGCTCTACTTCAGGCGGGGCTTTGGTTGCAAGGGCAAGAACTTTAGGATAAAGGAAAGATATGTCATCTTTTAGCGATTACACCGAGAACCTACTGCTGAACTGGTTGCTCACAACCAACTCTGCAACCCGTCCAACAGCTTGGTTTGTTGGTCTATTTACGGCTGCACCATCTGACACAGGTGGCGGTACTGAGGTAACTGGTAACGGTTATGCGCGTGTTGCTACTGGCACGATCAGTATTTCAGGCACATCTACCACGGCAACCAATGCTGCATCAATTGAGTTTGCTGCGGCTTCTGGTGGTAATTGGGGCACGATTACCCATGCAGCCATCTTTGATGCTTCTACTGGTGGCAATATGCTGGCATGGGCACCTTTGACCACATCACGCACCATCAACAATGGTGATGTGTTCCGCATTCCTGCTAGCAGCTTGACTGTCACTCTGACCTAATCATGGCAGCATACGGCTCTGGCTATTATGGCGGGGGCAATTACTCCTACGGGGTAAGCCTCGGGGCTTTTGCCGTATCTTCTTCCAGCACAGTTGCAGTTGCTGGAACTCGCGTCTGCATAGGCGCTTTTGCCGTTTCTAGCGCCAGCACAGTTGCTGTTGCAGCCAATGTTGTCAAGTCTGGCGCTTTTGATGTTTCATCTAGCAGTTCAGTCGCTATTGCAGGTCAGCGTTTGGCTGATGGCGCTGCTGCCATTTCATCGTCTAGTTCTGTCTCTATTGACGGGTTGCGCTATGCAATTGGTGCTGCATCCATAAGCGACACAAGCACAGTTTCTGTTAATGGCGTGCGTTATGCCATTGGCGAGTTTGCAGCATCTGATGCAAGCACAGTCGTTATCAATGGCGTGCGTGTGGCATTGGCAGAGATGTCAATCCTTGACGCAGCCACAATGACTGTTGGTTCGCAAGTGATTGTGAATCAGGCTGTCACGATTGAGGCATCGAGTCTAGTTGTCATTGATGGAATCAGCATTCAAACTGGTTCATTTGCAATCGTTGATGAATCAAGTATGTTCATCAGCGGTGTCAAAAAGTGGCAAAATGAGAGTGATACACCTGAGACATGGACTGCACAGCAGGACACATCAGAGGATTGGACAGCGATAGGTGATTCAAGCGTTACATGGACTGACGAGTCAGACACTCCTGAAACTTGGACACCGATTGCTGCAAATAGCAAATCATGGCAAATTGCCGTAACGAGGTAAAAAATGGCAGATACCACAACAACCAACCTATCGCTGACAAAACCAGAAGTCGGCGCTTCTACTGACACTTGGGGCACAAAGCTAAACGCAGACTTAGACACTATTGATAATGTCTTCAAAGGTGATGGAACAGGTACATCTGTTGGTCTTAATGTTGGTTCTGGTAAGACCTTGGCTGTTGCTGGAACAATTACAGTTCCAACACAATCAAGCGGTGACAACTCCACAAAAGCTGCATCAACTGCTTATGTGAACGCAGTAACTGGCACTAACGGTATCAACGGCTTCAAGAACCGCATCATCAATGGTGCGATGCAGATTGACCAGCGTAATGCGGGGGCTAGTGTTACTCCTACAAACGATTCGTATTCGCTTGACCGATGGAACTTTACTGTAAGTCAGACAAGTAAATTTACAGCGCAACAAAATGCGGGTTCTGTAACCCCCCCTGCTGGTTTTGCAAATTACCTTGGAGTTACATCGTCTTCTGCATATTCTGTATTGAGTGGGGATTACTTTGGATTGCGCCAAAAGATTGAAGGATTTAATGTTGCTGATTTGGGATGGGGAACTTCAAATGCCGCAACAGTTACGCTTTCTTTTAAAGTGTATTCAAGTCTCACAGGTACATTTGGCGGCGTATTGACAAATAGCGCATGGGATAGAAGTTATCCTTATACATACACCGTTTCTTCTGCTAACACTTGGACAACTATCAGCGTAACAATTGCTGGTGACACTTCTGGCACTTGGTTGAAAACAAACGGTGTTGGTTTGGTTGTGTTGTTTGGGCTTGGCGTTGGCTCTACATATAGCACCACTGCTGGTTCTTGGGCGGCAGGAACTTATGTCTCTGCCACAGGCGCAACCAGCGTAGTCGGAACAAACGGAGCCACCTTTTACATCACAGGAGTGCAACTAGAAAAAGGTAGCACAGCCACATCGTTTGACTACCGCCCGTATGGTACTGAGTTGGCTTTGTGTCAGCGGTATTATGAAAAAACCTCTAATATTATTGACGGTACAAACGGACCTTCTGGTGGATTTTCAAGAACAAACTGGTTTTATAAAGTTACCAAAAGAACAACCCCAACAATAACAGCGACTGGCGGAAGTTCTGGAACGGTAGGCACTGTTACCGATGATTTTGCTGTTATCTATGTAGCAGGGACAGCAAGTGCTTATTTTAATACTGGTTCAACAGCCGTAGCGGAGTTATAAATGTATAAACTTAATACAAACCCTTATGGGTCTGATGCTGTAAGCGTAATCCGCTTAGAAGATAATGCTTGTATTCCTCTCGACCCCGCCAACACAGACTACCAAGCATACTTAAAATGGTTGGAAGAAGGCAATACGCCTGAACCTGCGGACGAGGGTTAACGATGGCAACAATTGACGCAACTGACGCAAGGCTAGCAACGCATGAAGAAGTTTGCGCGATGCGCTATGAGCAGATAAACGCAAGGCTCAAGCGCATTGAAGGAATCATCATCAAGGCGTTTGGTGTTTTGACGATTAGCATGGCTGGTGTCATTTGGTCAACCATAACGCACTTAAAGTAATGTGGACCCAATCTCTGCGATGCTCATGCTATCAAGCGCAATCAAGGGCATACGCTCTTGCTGCGAAATGCTGGCAGAAGGCAAAGCAGAGATTCAGCGCATCAAGAAAGGCGTTGATGACGCTAAAGCAATCGCTAAAGATGTTACGGGATTCTTTGGATGGCTTGCCAGCATACTTCGAGGCGCAGAACCAGCTAAAAGAACACCTGAAGCAGCGCCAGAAGCAAAGCCAACAAAGCCAAAAAAGGACGAATATGTTGACCACATTCCTAGCGAAGATGAAGTCGTTGACCAGTTCATTCGTCATGTCGGCAACTACTTTAAGGCACAGGCTTATCTCGTTGCTTACAAAGAAGAGCTAGAGCAAAAAGTGTTTAGCGCATCGTACAAGGACAACAACGAAGGTGCGCTGGAACTTATCTCTATCGAGACGAAGCTGTCAAAGTGTGGGGCTGAGTTGCGGTGGCTGATGAACGAAGCGCCTCCACAGCTAGGACCGCTGTACAGTCGTTATAAAGCGATGTACGAGAAGATTTTGGTAGAGCAGCGTAAGACTAGGGAGAAGGACAGAAAGAACGAGAAGCAAAGAAGGATTGACCAGATCAGGACTGAAAACGACAGAACTGATCGCTGCGTACCGCATTGGGTTACTCTTGGGCTTGTCATCATTTTCTGGTTGTGTATATGGCAAATATCTCAAACTATGACGCAAAGGTCTACTTTTGGGGCATGGTCTTATTCGCAACCGTCAGCTTCATTGCCTTACCAATTACTGCCTTTATCTATTTTGACAACAGAGTTCTCAAGAGTGAGATAGCGGCAGAGATGCGTGAATTGAAGAAGCTAAAGCGTGAATTGAAATCAACAGAGAAGGAAGAGTGATGTTACCAATCGTTGCTGGAATCGTATCCAACCTGATTAACAACGGGATGCACAAGGTTGCTGACCAAGTTATTGAGAAAGGTGTGGACGCTGTGCAGGAAAAGCTAGGAATGGAACTAAAGCCTGAAGGCGAAGCCACTCCAGAGTACAACGCCAAGCTGCAAGAAGAAGCAAACCGTCATTCTGAGTTCATGGCTGAACTTGACGAAAAGTCTACTCAGCGTGCCACCGATATGTACATGAACGATGACAGCACCAAGCGTTTCACTCAGCTTTATGCGTGGTTCTTGACAGTTGTGTCGTTTCTTTACTTCTTCATGGTGTCCTTCATGCCTATTGAGAACCGTAACAGGGACTTCATTAACATCATCTTGGGCTTCTTGATTGGTACTGCCGTGAACTCTTTGATTCGCTTCTTCTACGGTTCTAGTAATAAGTCACAAGAGGCTGTTGACCAGAAGCAAAAAGAACAGGCTGGTGACAAATGATTACGATCTCACAACTCCAAGCAGCCAAGATCAAGAACCCTGAGAAGTGGTTAGACGCTGTTGAAGCTACCTGCCAAGAGTTTGAGATCAACACGCCAGAGCGTATTGCTGGTTTTTTGGCTCAAACAAGCCATGAATCTGGTGGCTATACGATGCTTAAGGAAAATCTTAACTATCGAGCAACCACTCTTGCGGCTTGCTGGCCCAATCGTTTTGCTGAACTTGGACCTGATAAAAAGCCAAAACGCAATGAAAAAGGTGCGCTAATACCAACTAAGTTGGCTGAATCAATAGCGGGTAAGCCTGAGTCTATCGCGCTGATGGTTTACAGCAATCGTATGGGAAATGGTCCAGCCGAAACTGGTGAAGCCGCAAAATTTATTGGCAGAGGTCTAAAGCAATTGACTGGCAAGGACAACTACACCCGTTGTGGCAATGCATTGGGCGTTGACCTAGTGTCTAACCCTGATCTGCTTTTAGAGCCACTTTATTCCGCAAGGTCGGCTGGCTGGTTCTGGAAGGCCAATAATCTGTCAGCATTTGCAGATGCGGGTGACATCAAGGGAATGACCAAAAAGATCAATGGCGGGTTCATTGGACTTGAGCAGCGTCAAGCCTTGTATGACGCTTGCATAGGTATGTGCCGCGCCTAGACTTTTAGGCGAAAATAGAGTCATGGCTACAAACTTCAATCAGCAGCTAGAGACTCCACCAGTACCAGACTTGCCTAATCCGCAAGACAGGTATGAACGGCTGACGGTAGCACAGACAAACGAGCGTCTTAGAACCTTCTTCTTGAGGATTAAAAACGCATTTCAGGCATTGCTTGGACCTCGTGGCGGTAAGTATGTAAATTACCCTTACGGCGCGTTTCAGGATTCAACGAATCAGACCGCAGCCAACACAACGACTGCCTACGCCATAACATTCAACACGACTGATTTCAGCAATGGCGTAACGCTTTCAAACAGTTCGCGCATCAATGTGTCACAGGATGGGCTTTATAACTACGAGTTTAGTATTCAGTTCAAGAATACGACAAACGACTCGCAAGATGTTGATGTTTGGTTTCGTAAGAATGGAACGAATATAGCCAAGTCAAATAGCAGATTCGGCATACAAGCTCGCAAGAGTTCTGGCGACCCGTCTCACATGATTGCCGCTATCAACTTCTATGTTGATATGTTGTCTGGTGACTACATTGAGCTGATGTGGCGACCTTCTGATACTGGTCTTTCGATTGAGGCTTACGGCACAAGCACATCACCTACAAGACCTGCAATTCCATCTGTAATTGCAACAATGACCTATGTGTCCAACTTATCAGCATAATCAGACTATGGCACTCATTCCACTCAAAATCCCTGCTGGCGTTTACCGTAACGGCACAGAATACCAATCCAAAGGCAGATACTTCGATTCCAACCTAGTTCGCTGGTTTGAGGGAACTTTGCGTCCTTTGGGTGGATGGCGTAAAAAATCATCAAGCCAGATGACAGGCAAATGCCGTGGCTTGATTACTTGGAAGGACAACTCGACAGGGCGCTGGATTGCGGCTGGTACGCATTCAAAGCTGTACGCGATGAACGAAGCAGGAACTTTGAAGGACATCACGCCTACAACCTTCACGGCTGGCATTGCTGATGCAGCCACAAAGACAGGTTACGGCTATGGCACTTATGGCTCATACGCCTTTGGCGTAGCGCGTCCTGACAACGGTTCTGTGACACCTGCAACGACTTGGACGCTAGACACTTGGGGTGAATACCTAGTTGCCTGTTCGTCTGCTGACGGTCAGTTATTAGAGTGGCAGCTAGGATTTTCAGGTCCAACTAAGGCTGCGGCTATTACAAACGCACCGACTTCATGCACTGCCGTGATGACAACGGCTGAACGCTTTGTCTTTGCTTTAGGTGCTAGTGGAAACCCTAGAAAGGTGGCGTGGTGCGATCAGGAAGATAACACCGTGTGGACACCTGCTGCCACGAATCAGGCTGGTGACTTTGAGCTTCAGACTGTTGGCTCGTTGAAGACAGGTAAGCGCGTCAGGGGTGTAAACCTACTGTTTACAGATGTTGATGTTCATGTTTCTACCTACATCGGTCTGCCTTATGTCTATTCGTTTGAGAAGGCTGGTTCAGGCTGTGGCGTGATTTCGTCTCAGTCTGTGGGTGCGATTGACACGGCTGCGATCTGGATGTCTCGTTCAGGATTCTGGATTTATGACGGTTATGTCAAGCCTTTGGTGTCTGAGGTTGGCGATTATGTATTCCAGAACATGAACTACAACCAATCAAGCAAGGTGTACTGCGTCCACAACTCTAAGTATGGCGAGTTGACTTGGTTCTATCCTTCTGCTCAGTCAAACGAAAACGACTCGTATGTGACCTATAACTACCGTGAAGGTCATTGGTCAATTGGCTCTTTAGGTCGTACGGCTGGCACAGATCGAGGCGTTTTCCTTGACCCATTGATGGTGTCTTCTGACGGTTATGTTTACGAGCATGAGGTCGGTTTCAACTACGATGGTGATACGCCTTACGCCGAAACAGGACCTATTGAGCTTGGTAACGGCGATGCCGTGATGTCTGTCAGCAGAGTCTTGCCAGACGAGCAGACTTTGGGCGAAGTTGTGGTGTCGTTCAAGACTCGGATGTACCCGACTTCTGACGAGACGACTTACGGTCCATATACGGCAGCGCAGCCGACAGATGTGCGGTTCTCTGCCCGTCAGGTCAAGGTTCGCTATACAGGTTCTGTTTTAGGTGATTGGCGGGTTGGCGTGAACCGTCTGGACGCAATAGCGTCTGGTCAGCGGTGATGCGCTATTGACTTGCCGAAGGCTTAGAATTGGTGCAGGAAAAAAGCAAAGTCCCAGTCATCATCAAGGATGACTACACGGTCTACTTAGAGCTGTTTGACAATCGTTTATGGTTTCATACGGACATCAAGAGATGGACCGCAAACACCAAAAAACGCTATCAGACAGACCTATCTTGCTTAGAAAGATTGGTCGGCTGTCCTATGTTTGCTCTCATTCGTGAGGAAAACAAGAAACTCGAAAAGTTCGCTAAGACTTTCGGGTGGCATAGGAAAGCCGAGATTATGTGTTTGGATGGCTCAAGAGCATATATCTACTCTAACAAAGAGTAAAAGGGGTTTATATGGGTGGCTTTGTAGGCAATGTCATAAAAGATGTTGGAAACATTGGTCAGAGTGCAATTGATACGGTTGGCGACATTTACATGGATATTCGCGACCCATTAGAAGCGGCTGCTGTTGTTGCTGGAAATTACTATTTGCCAGGCTCTTCTCTTGTTACATCAAGACTTGTGAGCGATAACGCACAACAAATGCTTGCCTCTGATGTTGGACAAGCTGCAAACATTGCTGCTGGTGCAACTGGCGGTATGCAAGGAAACTTAAGCAATTACGGTCAAATTGGTGAGAATCTTGGGATTACATCATCTTCACCAACTTCAAGTGCAGTTACAAATAGTGGAGCTTCTATGGGTACATCAAATTTGCCAGAATGGGCATCTGGCGTTACAGACGCAGAAACATTACGGTCTTTAGGACTGTCTCCTCAACAATCACCAAGTCTATTTGGCAACCTTGGTTGGGGTAGTGTTTTAGGAGCTGCTTCATTGGCGGCTAAAGCACTAGGTGGAAGCCAGCCAACATCAAGCACAACCACGACAGCAATTGACCCTCAAATGAAAGAGGCGTATTTGCGTAACCTTGAGGAAGCACGCACAACTGCTGCTGGTTTAGGTCCACGCCAATTCGCTGCATTCCCACAGTACAACCTTGGCATGGTTCAGCAATACATGAATCCATATCAGGAAGAAGTTGTCAACAATGCGATGAAAGACATTGAGCGCCAGCGTCAGATTCAAACAGCAGCAGAAGGCGCACAAGCAACTGCATCTAGAGCTTTTGGTGGTTCACGCCAAGCTGTGCAGCGTGCATTGGTTGACGAAGCTGCATTGCGTCAGTCTGGTGCTTTAGGCGCTCAGTTGCGTCAGCAAGGCTTCTCACAGGCTCAGAACTTGGCATTGCAACAAGAGCAGTTGCGTCAGGCTTATGAGCAGCAGAAACTTGATGCGGCACGCAACTTAGGCTTAGAGCGTTTGAATGTCGCTCAAGGCGCTTTGAGCTTGCAGCCAGCTAACTTGGGTGGCTCAACAACTACACCTATTTACCGCAATCAAAGTGCTTCTGCTCTTGGCGGTGCATTGGGTGGCGCTCAACTAGGTAATTTGATCGGTGGAAAAGCAAATCCTGAATATGCTGGTTATGGTGCTGCACTTGGCGGTTTGCTTGGATTCATGTAAGGGGTAAATGATGGCAACAGAAGATATTGGCGGTTTGCTCTTTGGCATGGGTGGTACTGGACTTGAAGAGTATCTGACACCACAACAGCAACAAGGCATTCAGAACCAAGCCATGCTGCAAGCAGCGGCTGCTTTGCTGTCTGCTGGTGGTCCTAGCACTCGACCTGTTTCTTTAGGTCAGGCTCTTGGCGGTGCTTTGCAAGCTGGTCAGCAGGGTTACATGACAGCGCAACAGGGGGCTGTTACGAACTTAATGTCTGCACAAAAACTGCGTGAAGCAAAGATTGCAGCAGACTTACAAAAGCAAGTTGCTGAGACTTTGATGGGTGGCGGTCAAGCGCCAGAAGGCACAAAGCCTGAAGACCTCAAATTCAACCAATACATGAAGCTGGCTGAAATGTACGCAGCAGTTGGTAAGGGTGAGGAAGCCAAGCGCTTTCAGGACATGGCTTATCAGATTAAGCCACGCGCTGAAGTTACAGGTTCACCATTTGAGGTTACTGGCATGGATGGAAAGCCATTGCTTGTGCAGCAAATGAAGGATGGTTCAATTCGTACAGTTGAGGGCTTTGGTCCCAAGCGTGATGTGGTGTTGCAAGACCTTGGTGGTCGCACAGTTGCGATTGACAAGTCAAAGCTGACAGGTGGAGAGTCTTACGGCAAGACACTAGCACCTCAAGTCGTTGGCGGTGCAGAAACTGGTTACTACGCAATCGGTGGCGGTGGTGGCGGTATGCCTTCGGCTGCTGGTGCACCACGCGCACCTGCTGCTGCACCTACTGGTGGCGCTGCAATGCCAACTGGTCAGGTTGTTCCACCTGCTGCACCAACTGGTGCTGCACCTACTGCTGGTGGATTGCAACCAATCATTGCTGGCACAGGCACTAAGCCTCAAGAAGCCTTCATGAAGGGCGCGAAGCAGTTGAATGACCTTCGCGGTGCTTTGGCTGATTACAAAAACGAATTGGCAACAGGCAAATGGGTTGTACCTAAGAACATCCCATTGCCTTTCTCTGAGACAGGCATTCCGCTGCCAGTTGGTGAGGACACAGCAACAATCGCTGGCAAGTACAACTCTTTGCTCATGGGCGTGAAGAACCTCTATGAATTGGGTGCTTTGACTGGTCCTGATATGTCAATCATTGAGCGTCAATTGACAAACCCTGCATCATGGTCAGGCTTGCTGACAAGCAAGAACGCCATGAATGCTCAGGTCAAGGTGCTTGAAGATATGCTCGGACGCGCAGAGGAAAACTTAGCATCTGCTTATCGTCAGACAATGCCAGCAGCATCAATGCCATCTGGTAAACCTAAAGAGTTTGTGTGGGTTAACGGTCAACTCGTTGAGAAAAAATAAGGGTTCATCATGGTTCAAAAAGTAACTGTTCCCGATGTTGGTGTTGTAAGTTTCCCTGACTCAATGAGTCCTGAAGAGATTGCAAAGGCTTTGCAGTCCATTACTGGAGCAGCACCAAAGCAGCCTCAGACAGTCACAGAGAAAGTCTTAGCGTCACCTGTTGGTGGCGTTATTCGTGGTCTGCGTGATATTCCTGATGCTGGCGCTCAGATGCTGACGCGAGGATTGGAAGCCATTGCACCTGCTGGTTCAAGCATGGAAAAGTTCATGCAAGAAGAACGCAAGCGCGTTGAAGACATTAACCGTCAGGCAGAACAGGAATACCAACAGCAATGGCGGCAAGGACAGATGAAGGCTGGTGAGTTTGATGTTGGTCGTGCAGTTGGTGGCGCTTTAGCTACTGCTATTCCAGCAACTCGCGCAGTTCAGGCTGCCAATTTAGCAACTGCACCAGTTCGTGCTGGCGCTGTGTCTGGTGCTGTTGGCGGTGCATTGCAGCCAGTTGAAAAGCCTGAAGATTCATTCCTTGAGCAAAAAGCCACTCAGATTGGTCTTGGTGGTGCTTTGGGTGCTGGTGGTGGTTACTTAGGCGACAAGCTGACGCAGATTCTGTTTGGTCGTGGCGCACCTAGCGCAGCGACTCAAGCTGCAACTGGTGGCGGTGCTGGTACAGCACAGGCAACTATCTCTGCAACTCCTACTGCTCAAGTCACTGGTGGTGGCGTTAACTTAGCGCCTGTCACGCCTGAAGCTGGTGCAGCCTTGACTGCTGCTCAAAGAGCAATCCTTGATCGTGGCAAGGCATTGGGCTTTAAGACAACCCCTGCACAGGAAACTGGCTCACGCTCTCTTTTGCAGATGGAAGCCAGACTCGAATCTAGCCCGTTCACATCAGGTCCATTCAATACCATCAAGGCTGAGAACCAGCAGGTTTTGAATCGTGCGACTGCAAAAGCCATTGGCGTTGAGTCTGACGAGTTGAGCAATCCAGTTCTAGCACAAGCACAGCGTCAAATCAGCGATGTGTACAAGCGTGTCGCTACACCAGACCAACGCAAACTAGATCAGATGACGATCTTTAACGGCATTGACTTGATCGACAACGCCTTTGAAGGGCTGACAACTCAGCCATTAAAGTCAAATATCTTTGTCAAGCAGTTGCAAGACCTTGCAGCCAAAGGTCAGGCTAGTGGCGAACAGTTGCAAGCCTTGTCCTCTAAGATTGGTCGCAGAGCTAAGAACGAGATGACCACAGCCAGCGGTGACCGTGAGCTTGGTAACGCTCTTTTCCAGATCAAGGAAATGGTGGACGATGCCTTGGCTTCAGGTTTGAGCAAGGCAGAGCAAGAAGCCTTCGCACAGGCTCGTAACAACTACCGCAACCTAATGACGATTCGCACAGCTTCTGGAGTTATCAATCCATCTTCAGGCAATGTGTCTGGTTTGAACCTAGCGTCAGCACTCACACGCAAAGACCCACAAGGTTTCGTGTTTGGTCAGAATCAGACACCGATGTACGAGGCAGCACGCTTCGCACAAGCCTTCAGACCGATTGTAGGTGACTCAGGTACAGCCACACGCTCGATGGAATATTCACCATTGAATGTCTTGCTGTCAATGCCAACAAACTTGGCTGCACGCGCTTACACATCAGCACCAGTTACCTCAATGGCTACTCGCGTATCTGGCGGTCAAGGCTTGATGCCTAACGCTTTAGAGCAACAGCAGCTTCAGGCATTACGTCAAGCCTTGCCTATTACTGGCGGCATGACATTAGGTGGATTATTAGGACCATAAATGAAAACCCCAACATGGCAAACTAAGGCTGGACAGAACCCAAAGGGCGGCTTGAATGCGAAGGGTCGTGCTTCGTACAACGCTGCAACTGGTGGCAACTTGAAGCCACCAGTAAAATCAGGGGACAACCCAAGACGAGCTAGCTTTTTGGCTCGTATGGGCAACATGGCTGGTCCAGAATATAAGGACGGTGAACCTACAAGGTTGCTGCTGTCCTTAAAGGCGTGGGGCGCTAACTCAAAGGCTGATGCAAAGGCAAAGGCAAAAGCAATATCTGCAAGGAATAAGGCGAAGGGTAAATAAAAATGCCAGCAAATCAATACTCTAATTCGTTGTTGATGGATGCTCTGCGTGGCTCATTGAGCAACTTGGAGTCTTTAGGTCGTGGTGCTGCTGTTGCACCTATTGGTTTGCTTGGTGACATTAACGCCTTGGCGCGTGAGTATGTGACAC